TTTACCATCATTTTCTGTTCATCAGTTAAGTCCTCAATGATATACTTTTTACCATCAAGATTAATAACTGGCTTTTCTTTTTCTTTTTTAGCCATTATTGACTCCTTGTTTAGTTAACAATTACAATTTTTGCAGTCACAGCATTTACACATTTTATTCTCCAGATTCTTCTGGTTTAGGTTTGCTGTCCTCATATGCTTTCTTAACTGCATCTGTCCATAGTGCATTTGCCAATGCCTTTAATTCATCTGATTCAGCACTTACATCTGCATCTGGCATGAATGCCTTCCTATGGTATGAGAATGATATTTCTACACCATCTTCTAAGATTGACGTTTTACATCTTTCTTGAATACATTTGTATTCTCCACGAACCTCATAATCGTATGTTTGTTTCTTTTCTAAAGCCATTTTTAACTCCTATTTTCCATTCCAAGAATCCACTCGGAATAATTATGCAGTTCGATAAGAACCACCTATTAAAATTGAATTTTCATTTGAACCATTTAATGTTGAATTTTGGTCAAGAGAAGTATCGCCATCATTAGCATCAGCCCTTTTATATAATGATATATAATTAACACCATTAACTATTCTAGCACTAATGGGATTATTGTCGGATGCAAAGCCAAAAGCACTCACAGAAACAGCAGTTACCACATTAGTTGTGCTATCTGAAGTAAACGGCAGACCAGAAATTCTTAAATCGCCTGAACCACTACTATTGGAATAAGCATCTGTTCGCACAAAACATTGAAAATGAACAACATTACCTACCTTAGTATATCGCCCTATCTGTCTATCGTGAGTCCATGAAGCATCACCGACACTAGAAAGTGTATAAGCTGGTGTCCAAGTGCCTTCTTCGTAATCATCTAAAGCGTTTGCATTGCCGTTTGCAACTTGTGTTGCTGGAAACCTTATTGCACTTGCATATAGTTGAGCTTCCCCATCAGAAGCACAAAGAACACTAGTTACATTTGAATCTCCAAGAACAACAGAGTTATCTCCTGCACCTATTGCACTGCTACCAATTACTGTTTGATTTTGAGCGTCTGCACCACTTGGGTCAGCTCCATGACCTATAACTACACAATTATCGCCTGTGGTGATAACATCACCAGCATTTGTTCCCATAGCAACGTTGTAATTCCCATTACTCAAACTTTTTAACGCTTGATAACCAACACCAATGTTTTGGCTGGGAACGTTAAGTGTGGTAGCTAAACCAGCTTGATAACCAATCATGATATTCTTTGATGGAGCTTGAGGGTTTTTTAAAGCTTCAACTCCTATGGCTATATTGTATTGTCCAGTCAAATTATCAGTGAGTGCATATGCTCCTACGGCAGTGTTATCATCACCCTCCGTTAAGGCTTCTAAACTATGACTACCTACGGCTGTATTATTTAAAGAACCATTCATAGCACCACCCATTGAATTAGCTCCAATTCCAGTGTTATGACTACAAGCTCCAGTAGTCCAATCACCACCACCAGAATTACGACCCATAAATGTGTTATATGTATTAGCTAAACTAGCATCTTGACTCATAGAATTGTGACCAACGGCAGTATTATAATCACCTGTCGTAGTTTCCATTAAACTTTGATAGCCAATTGCTACATTTTCTTGACCGCTCGTAAGAGCAGTTGCAGACCTACGACCTATAGCTACTAATCCATTTACATCTGTACTATTTACCGCAGTTCCAGAATCACGACCTATTAAAACCACGTTATGAGACTCAGTTAAGGTGTCTCCAGAATATGAGCCTATACAAATGTTTGAATCACCAGTAGTCAAATCATTCAGAGCATTGTAACCTATTCCTATATTATGGTCTGCATCATCTGTCTGAGTTCCACTGCCACCAGCTAACTCACCGACGAATACGTTGTAGTCCCCAGCTCCATCAGAGTCTCCAGCATTTTTGCCAAATATAGTATTGCTTGTACCACTATCATTATTACTGAGTGAGATTCTGGAGTTGCCATCTAGTTTGAAGTTTAAAACTCTTGAGCCACTAGCAACTGTTTTAAAGGTCATAAAAGTATTTCGACTAGTACTTACTGTACCCCAACCAGTTAACCCGACTCCAATTGAACCAACGTCTGAAGAACTTGTGCCATCAAAATACTTTTGAAATGAGATAATCATTTCTGTGTCTGCTGTTGTGTCCGTATCTGCATCTAACATCCGAATAAACTTTGTCTCTCCACCATCGGTAGCATCCTTAATAATGTCAAGTATATTACTTGGTACACCACCTATACCAACGTTACCGCTTGAATCAATAATTAAATCATCGTTAGTTGCAATAGCTGAATTTCGAGACACTTTAAACTCATTTGTACTTGCATCAACTCCTATACTTACTTCTGCATCTGTTTCATCATTGAATGTAATTTGAGGGTCTCCACCACTTGAATGAATGTTAACAATTCCTGTCGAACCAACATTTCTTTGAAATCTCGCCATTGCAGTACCACCGCCACCACCTTGCACCAATAATCCAATTGCAGATGCACTTTCACTTAAATGTAATTTTTGAGTTGGACTTGTGGTTCCGATGCCGACTTTACCATCATGCGTAATTACCAACCTTTCAAGATTTCCATCTGCTGAACTTTGTGTTAAAAATTTCAATGTCATTTGGTCATTAGCACCATCTCTCCAAGCTTGAATAGCACCCACACTATCAGTATCATTAAAAAATGAAATATCAGCTAATCTTGCATCCGAAGTTGCTACAGCTGTAAATCGTAATCCGACATCACTTGATGTTTTACTAATGTGAAAGTTTGTACCAGGACTAGCAGTGCCTATGCCTACATTTCCATCACCTCTGACTACAAAATCAACATTACCATCACTATCAAGTGAACGAATTTGGTATTGACCTGTACTACCACTACCAGCTTTAATTCTTAGACCATTCTGGTCAGTTTTTTCGACATTTAACGAGTAAGTTGAAGTAGGCGAAGCATTTATACCTACATCACCAGAAAACGTAGCATTGCCAGACGATGAAATAGACAAATCGTCATTCCTATCTCCTGTTCCAATGTTAATAGACCCACTATCAGCCCTGTTTTCAATATAAGCATTGTTACCACTTTTTTGAATCAAAAAGCCTTCACCTTCAGAGGTAGAGTTATCTACATCAAATAAATAAAGTCTTGCAGCGTCACCACTTAAACCAGTCACATTTAATTGATTGTTTACAAGTACTTTTGAATTAGTTGTATCAACTGTGAATATGTCACCAGCATCACCATTCTTGCGTACCAGTAAGGCTTCTGTGGAGTCTACATCTATTACTTGTGTACCTTCAATTATTTCATCAAAAGCCTGAAGGCCTGCACCGCTAACGGTCAAGTCTCCACTTATGGTAACGTCCCCCGAAATAGAACCTCCAGATAATGCTACGTTCAGACTATTATCAGACGTACTGAATACTGCATTTAAAGTTTCTTTTGTTGTTGAGGAGTTTATTCCTATAGCGTTACCAGAGGAATCGGTAAACACTTTATTCAACACTTCTTGTGTTGTGTATTTTCTTAAGTTATCAGCCATAACTTATCCTATATAATATCCGCCACCACCGCCATAAAGGCATTATTAATCATCTTACTGCGTAAGGAGACATCGGAAACATCATTGAGATAACTCTTTTATTGCTTTCGTTGTCTGCTAATTTACCATAAAATTCTTTCATAAAATATTCTTTTTTATCTATCTCACCTCTTTGTTCCGAAACCATTGCTTTGACATAATCAACTACTGCAAGACTTAGCATTTTATTTAAATTAATATGAGAAGATGTAGAAGGAGATGAGTCTTCTTTAGGTATTTGAGTAATTGTTACTCTTTCACCAGAAGCTTCAGTAATTATATTTTCATTTACTACCATATTTACATCATTTGTTCCACTAAAAGTTGATATAGTAAAATCTCCATCATTACTAGATGAACCTTTTATTCTAATTTTATCACCTACTTCAAACCCACTTGTTGTTGTCCAAAAGTTTCCAGTAGTCGTAGTTATAGCAGTTCCACCAAAACTTATATTAGTTCCACTTGCATAAGCAGTTGTTGTTTCTAATGATTCAGATACAAAAGGTTCACTAAGTCTTGTATATTCTATTCTTAATCCATTTGCAATATCTTCATCTGGATATACTAGTTCATTATCAAATGCTTGTAATACACCAGTTTGTGTAATCCTATCAGCATTTCTGCTACCCATTAGTTTGTATAATAAGAGTTCTCTTCCTCTTAGAAAATAATAATATTCTTTATCTACATATACACTCATGGTGCTTTATCCTCAAGTAAGTAATGAGGTTGAGAAGTTATTCTTTTAATCTTTTTATATTTATCATCACTTGTATCTAAAATACTTACATTATTTATTGCAATGAGGTCCGATGGTGTTTGATATACATTATCATCAGCTGCTATTGATTTTATGATGTCTTGTTTGTTTACTTCTACTTTCTCTTTTGTATTACTTTGTATTAAATGTATTGCATCTTTTATGTATGCGATAGCAAGGGTTTCTTCTCTCATCCCTGTTCGTTCCATCAATTCTAATACTGTCATTATCTTGCTCCTTGCATTGCCATAGCCGTAGCTAATGTTTTAGGGTGATTTTCTATATAAGATTTTATTTCAGCTAATGCTAAATTATAGTGTTGTTGAGACATTTGACCGTAATGAGTTTTTTCTCCTAATTGAGCTTGTATTGTTTGAACCCTTGCCATCAACATTTCACTATCTTCTTCAGTTACTATCCAATGTTCTGTTCCGCCTGTCCCAGATTCTCCACTAAAATTTCCTTGATGTGTAGAATCCATCATTAACTTTGCAAACTCTTTAAAACAAGCATAGTTAATTACTACATTTCTTAAATCAGAATCATCATCTATTTTTGTATGGTCTATATATAATGCTTTTGCTGTTTGAGAATTAGTAGGAGTAGGTTTTACAATTATTACAGAACCTTTATCCGTAACTGCATTATCAAAATAGTATTTAGGAAAAGTAGACGTAGGTAATTTTAAACTACCAGAACTTGCTTCTATAAATGCAGAATCTTCTCTTGATACTTCTTGCGCACTAAATCCATTTCTAGACACACTTAGTATAGAATCAGTAGCAATTGGAACTACAATATTTCCACTTGCATTTCCACCATCTGTACTTGGGTCTGTAAAAGAAGAAGCCCATTCTAATAAATTTTTAGGAACATTAGCTACTACGAATTTCTGCGCAGAAACTATGAAATCATTATCTGCATCAGCTACACCAGTAATGCCTTCTATTTCTAATTCAATTTTTGTTGTTGCCATTTTTTACCTTATATATAGGGGACCGAAGCCCCCCATATATTCTTATTTACTATTAAGCGTTAGCAGAAGCTGTACCAACTGCCCAACCATCTTGGTCGTTAGTAACACCTTCAACCCACCATTTACCTTCACAAGAGACAATGTGAATTTTATCTCCAGCTGCTCCTGCAGAAGCGGCTAAAGTTAATTGGTCATGTGAGCTTCCGTTGAAATCAATTCCAACATCATTAGTACCTTCAACACTAACAATACTTCCAACAAAGAAATCAACACCATCTCTAGCGTCAATATCAAAGTCACCAGTTCCGTTAGCAGCTGCTAATAAAAATGTAAACTCAAGACCATCTTGTCCTTTTATATGTGGTAAACTGCAAGCTGCAGCTCCATTAGTTCCTCCAGAAATATGCACAACTGAACCACTATCACTAGCAGAAAGAGAAACAGCTGCTCCTCCTGTGCATTTTACTACTGAACCAACTTTTCTTTCAAGCTGTCCGCCATCTTTATTTTGTCCGTATAAAGGGATTCCCATGATTTACCTCCTATTTCCAGACCGCATGGGCTTCTGGCATACGCCATTCCATACCGGCCTCAGTTTGAATTAAATCAACCCTACGGTCAACACCACTATTCTCAAGAGTCTGAACTCCAACGTATACTGCAGTATCACGATTCAATCCGTTACCAACTAATGGTCGGTATGCACATTGAGTCATGTTAATTGCAAGTATCTTAATACCAGTTGAATCTAGGTGAATGTTACGAACAAGATTCATAGCTCCATAAGGAGTCATAACTTGTGTAACATCTAAACCGTAGACATTCTTCTTTCCAGCCATACTGAAGTCCGCACGACCAAGAGAATTAGTTCCATCACTAACTTTAGAAACGTTAGCTGAAAAGTAACCACTCAACTTGTGCATCCAATTGTATGTATCAGTAGAACACATAAACAATGTTGCACTTGCATTATTGTATCTTGGGTCAAGAAAGTTGCTCATATCATCAAGAAAATCATCTTGAGACTTTGAACCAGTTCCACCAATTCCAGAACCATCAAAAATGTTTCCGTAACTAGTAATGAAACTAACTGCACCTTCTGTATACTGAGCTCCAGAACTATCAGTTCCTTGAGCACCAAACAACAATGCTGTTTCAATGTCGTACTTATGTTCAATTAACTTTGTTCTCCAGATTCTAGCAAATTCGTTAGGTTCATACTTAAGAACAGTTGCTCTTGTAGTATTATCCATCGCCATTGCAGTTTTGAAGATTTGAGTTAATCCAACAGCACTTGAGAAAGGTTGGTCTTTCCAAGACTCTGGGTATCCAGAACCTTGAGAATGAGCAGAACCTACAACGTAACATCTTTTCTTTTCAAGATACAATGCTATTGACTCTGAAGAAACATCTACACCATCAAGAGCATTATTGTAAGCTGAATAAGATGTTAGTTCAATATCAGCTCCTGCTGAACCTTTACTAACTACTTCTGTTTTAAGTACAACTGCATTAGATACAGAATCACTATCTACTGATAATATTTTAACAATAAGATAGTCGTCTGGAGTAGTTGCCACATCAGTTGTTCCACCTGTATCATCCCAACTACCAGCTGCTTCAGAATCATTAAAATTGCTAGAACCAGCAATAATATAAGGAATCTTCACAATTGAATTTGGAAGAAAGAATGTAGGTTGAGAACCTGCAGAGCCTGGTAAAACATCATAACTACTATTTCCATAGATATTTTGAATATTACCTGCTGATTTATAATCACCAATCATACAAAAGTAATATATATCACCAGCGTCTACATTTCCATGAGTCACAGTTGCATCTGTTCCAGCTAAGCTAGAAGGAGCAGATGTTCCATGATTTGATACATAAGCGTATCGTTTGTGATACGAACCCCTTCGTTCAGTAAATTTAAACTCTGGGTCATCCGTAGGTTTTTTAGCGACTTGTGATACAAATCTAAAGAAAGGGTCTTGAGCTATTGAAAGTTCAGAAATCCTATCCCCAAAATTATATCTACGTCTGAGGTCGCCTGTACTAGGTAACTCACCATAACCATTACTTCTGGCATCTGGGGAAGCCCCTAGTTCTTCCATGCCGAATACATCAGCCATTTTTACACCTCTTTATTTTGAGTTAATGGCTGTCAATATATTATTTTATATACTGAAAGCCTTTTCTAGTTCACTTCCAGAACCCAAAATAGTATCAAAGACTTTATCATCGGAGGATTTCTCAACTGCTACACTACCTTGCGTTGCAAGTGTAGTAGGTTGTTGTTGAACTTCTCTCATCTTATTGTGGATTTCTTGTCGAGCATTATTAGCTATTTGTTCATCTCGATTCTTACGATTCATTAAAAAGTATATATCCTCTAACTCAAGAGATTTAGATTGTGCATAATCAACAAATTGTTTCCACTGTTCATCTGTCATATTCATCTTTTGTTTGAACTGGGCTTCTCTTGCTAACTTTGCATTTTCATTCTTTTGAGTTTTCAAAGCATTACCTAGTCTACGTTGGACTATTCCGTCTATCGTAGCTCCAAGCACTTTTGCAGAATCAGAATCGGGTTTACCAAAAGCCTCTTCAGCGTCAAATACAAAATCCTCATCTAGATTAAGTTTTTGATTTAATGTTTCTGGGGTCTGGCCTCCACCCTCAAAATAATTTCTCACATGATTAATTAAATTGGGGTCTTCTCGCATAGCATCTAGTATAGGCATATAAGGTTCAATTTCCTTTAGTTTACCATTTAACCTTTTAGCTTCTCTACTAGAATCGCTATACCTTTTTTGTAAAGTATCCAAATTATTATCTGGAACTTCATTCTGAACTTCTACATTAGGGCTCGACTGCGTGTTACCGCTTTGTACCGAGGTTGTTTGTGAAGGTTCTAATATGCCGCCATTGACTTGATTGTCTAAAGACTCAAAAAAGTCTTCACTATTCATACCCATGACTGCATCTTGTACGTTTGTACTTTCGGGGGCCTCTGTGGCGTTACCTACTTGTTCTGACATACTATCTCCTATTTTAAGATTATTTTAATTTAGCAAATATAAAAATAAAAATGCAAGAGTTATGATTGCTCATTCTCATTTACATTTTTCTTTACAGAATCCATATCTACCATTAATTGTTCTTTCATTTTTTGAAACTCAACTTTTAACATACCTCTTAGTAGTTTTTGTTGTGCTTCTGTTTCTAGAACATCTTTTCGTATCTCGTTATTCGCATCTCCAACTTTCATTTTAATACCTGCTTGTACTAATTGACGTTGAAGTGTTTCTATCGTACCATCTCTTTCTTTTACCATTTCTTGCATTGAGTTTAATTGTGATTGCGCTTGTGCAACCATTGATTTTCTTTCAATAATCTTTTCTTTATTTCGTATATCAGTTTCTGCTAACATAGCAACATCATCTATTAATCCAGATTGAAACCATCTAAAGTATTCTTCTAGTAATGCCCATCTATTTAATGGTAATGTTGCCCCTGCTATAATCCTTACATCGAATCTAGCAGCTGAATAATCTTTATATTTACCGATAGCTTTTCCATAATCATTGTATAGATTTACATTTATTCTTACTTCTTTTTCTTGTGAATCGCCACCTTCTGGCTGTACAATTCTAAATACTTTTTCTATAGTGTAATGTTTTTGAGCCATCATCTTAAATACTCTACCTATATGTTCTAGTGATGGTTCTACAATACTATTCATCCATGCTTTTAATCTTCTAGTACCAAATTCATCGTTTGCAAGTAATCCACGATATGTTTCAGCTTGGTCTTGAGAGAATCCCATCATTGCAGATGGTACACCACTTATATACTCTGCATCACTTTTACCTTGTTGAACAACTGTAAAGAATGCATTATTTATTGGAGCGGGTTGTATTGGTGTAGGAGGTCTAAATCCTTGTCTATATTTTAACAATGCTCCAGGCGCTGATGAATATTTTTCCCATTCTTCTTCTGGTACAGAACCTTCTTCATACATCCATCTAAGATTAGAAGATAGATTTGCATTATGTAACATTATCTGATGAGCTTTGTTTATTTCTTGTTGTTTACCTATTAATGGAGTAACTGCACTCATCGGATATGGAGTTCCTGTATATAAATATGGAATAGGAATAATAGGATATTCACTAATAGGTATTGTTTGCTCGAATAAAAATGTATCATCTCCTACACTACAAGTTTTTACAATTCTATTTTCATAAAACTCTATAGAATCCACTATATTTTTTGAAAAGTTTTTATCTTGTTGAAACTCTAAGAATTGTTTTTCAGACATAACCTGTTCTTTAACAATGGTAGCTTCATCTCTAGCCATAGATATAAGTTCCATTTCTCTTTCTTGAATAGATGTAATACCCATTTTTTGAGAGTTCTCTATTAACAACTTACCTCTTTCTGGTATAATCTCACCTTCTTGAACTTGTCGTTCTATTTGTAATTGTTTTTCTATTAATTGAACTTCTACTTCTTGCTTAAAATTTTCTAATTCCTCTTGGACCTGTTCTTTTAACATTAACAATTGAGATTCAGTAGGTTCTATTTTAATATATACATTTCGATACTTGAATTTCTTTTTTGCATATGTTTCATAGTATGGAATAATATCATCATCTTCGCCTTCTGTATTTATACCAAACGATAAATCTTCAGGTTGTTC